AAAGCACATACATATTAGTTTTACTAAGTTAGGTGATAAAGACTCTAAGCCGTTTGATATACCACTACTGGGAGGCAAAATATGAAGATAAGTAAGAAGCAGAAGGCGATACTAAAATCCTACGCACGCGGCGTATTGGTATCATTCTTAACATTTCTAGCCAGTAATGAGTTAGGACTAGACCCAGCGGTGTCTGTAGTAATTGCAGCACTAGCAGGACCAGCAGCAAGGGCTTTAGATAAATCCGACAGCGCTTATGGCCTCGGTGCTGATGAAGCATGACACCTGGCGAATGGGTCGCATTAAGCGTTGGCGTATGCGCCATCTGTACAAGTTTATTAGTGGCTCTACGTTGGGTTATTAAGTCTTACCTACAAGAGCTTAAACCTAATAGCGGTACTAGCATGAAGGATCAATTAACACGATTAGAGTCGCGTGTTGATGATCTCTTTATTCTAATTAGTAAGCGATAATTTAATCATGGCTAACACACGCAAACGTAAAAAAATCAATAGACGTGTGGTGCGTAAATCACCAGACCCATTATCTAAGCTAGATGTATTTATGATTACTAAGCATGAGATCTACAGGGCTGCTAAGAAGGCTGGCTTTAGTAATGAGGTCGCATGGTTTTTTATGCAAGAAAATAACGCCTTACCGGATTGGATCGCTAACGATAAGCCAGATGCGATAATTCCTAATATCCCTACTCCAGATGAGGATGACGATTAAGCGTTGGCTAGTAATCTCAGACCTTCAGGTACCGTACCAGCTAGACTCTGCGGTAAAGAACGTCATCAAACTAGCAAGGCGGGAGAAGTTTGACTCCGTATTGGTGGTTGGTGATGAGATTGACTTTCAATCGATTAGTAAATGGAGCGAAGGCACACCTCTGGCTTACAGCGAGGATCTACACGCTGATCGTGAGCTATGTAAGCAGATACTCTGGGATATCGGTGAGTACAGTCCGGAAATGCACATTATCAGGAGCAATCATACTGATCGCTTATATAACACTTTATTAAAAGTACCGGGGTTAATTAACTTACCTGAGCTACAGTACCCGGCGTTTATGGGCTTTGAAGAAATGGGCATGACGTATCACCGCAAGGCCTATGAGTTCCACCCGGGCTGGGTGCTATGCCATGGAGATGAAGGCAATATGAGCCAGCATGCCGGTATTACGGCCCTTAACCTTGCTAAGAAGTTTGGTAAATCAGTATTGGCGGGGCACAGCCACAGGCTGGGCATGAGTGCCTACACAGAGGGCATAAACGGGCACACGCGGGCCTTATATGGCATAGAGGTAGGAAACCTTATGGACAGAAAGAAAGCGGGCTATATTCGCTATAACAGCGCAAATTGGCAGAATGGGTTTGCTATACTTGAGTCCGAGGGAAAGACGCTAACACCAACGTTAGTGCCTATCGATCCTAAGGATGGCTCATTCACAGCACTGGGCAGGTATTACGGGTAAATCGTTACCCAATCGTTATACAAATACTCCTTAAAACTATCCACAAAGTCTTACGCAGATGCCATACTTCTGCTGTGCCACAAACGTGGTGCAGAAAGCAGGGCTACGTGAAAATAGAAATAAATCTAACAGCAGCTGACTTTGAACGTTTATGGGTCAACTCAATGAAATGGCAAGGAATTAACTGGGAAGAGCAGGCCGATAGGTTTGATCCAACCCCGGAGTTTAGCTGGACATACGCGTATTGGTTTGATGAGTATGCAGCGTTAAAAATGGCAGAGGGTTTCTTAGCTGCAGATCAATGCAGTATTCATTCCGATGAAGCCGGCGGATGGGTTATATTAACTAACTATGCCAGCCCTTGCCATCTACGCGATGAACTGGTAAGCGCATGAGCCTCAGAGACTCGGCGTATGCATGGTTTTACGTCATGCTTGGTATAGCTGTGCTGTACTGGTATATCGAACACGTTAAAGAGAATGCTGCGGTAGTACATTACTGGCGTGGCCGTAAAAACGGTTGGGATATGCACCGCCGTATGATAGAAAACAAAATCGATGCCGACAACAACTGAGAAACTGTTTAACCATGCCACGGCACTTGTCCATGAAAGAGGCATCGTTTACGGACACGCAATTTACAACATGGAACGAATCGCAAAGTCGGTCAGTGCGTACATTGACTATCCGATCATGCCTCACGACATACCGATTATTAACGTTCTCCAGAAAATATCGAGGCTGGCTGAGAGTCCTGGACATTTCGACAGCACGGTGGATATCTGTGCATACATGGCAATCTATCAGCTATGCATCGAAGCCGAGAAAGACGGAGAGTTTGAATGGAGGGTTGGAGAATAATGGCATTTGATCTAAGTCAATATGAAACTGTCGATGAAAGACTACATAAATGGTGGGGGTTATATCCAGATGGAAGAGTGGAAACAGAAGTTATCGAGGCCACAAACGTTAGATTCATTGTTGTTTGTAGGCTATTCAAAACAGAAGCAGATCTCAAGCCGTGTGCTACTGGGCTTGCGAGTGAGACTGTTAGTGATAGAGGCGTTAATGCGAACTTTGCTTTACCTAACTGCGAAACAAGCGCGATTGGTAGAGCAATTAGCAACTCGGGTCTCTCAGCTAAAGGCAAGCGACCAAGCCGAGAAGAGATGGCATCGGTAAATGCTAAAGAAGCAGAAGCCTTTAAACCTAAATATGGCAGACCGGGATCTAAGTCGGCTGCAATGGAGCATGCGCTTCATATTGTTAACTCACAACCTAAAGATATTGATAACGAGCCTTCTGCTGTTGTCTGGTCTATTGGTGAGAGCGTTGCTCAAATTGGTGAAGTGGTCGCTGTTGATCATACTTGTAGGCACGGCAGTATGGTAAAGAAAGAAGGAATCGCCAAGGCTACGAATAAACCTTACGCCGGGTACGTTTGCAGCGCAGCTAAACCGGATCAGTGCGATGCGAAGTGGGCCAAACTTACGGCTGCAGGCACGTGGTATTGGCCAGATGATGCTGAGCAAGGCAAAGGAGGTGAGTAATGGGGTACTTAGAGATCCTTGACGGATCTGGCTGGACTTTACGAATAGATAACGATAAAGCCAGCCTTGCACCGTCTATTGATACGTGTATAGCTTGTAATGACGACAGGCTTACACATGATGGGAACTACTTGGTATGTGTCCGATGTTCGGTTAGACAATAGGAGATTACCATGAAGCACCCGCAATTCAAGTGCAACGGCTGCAAGCGTGACACAGAGTTTCTGTGGCTCGATCAGCTAGATACGCCGGAAGGTTTTAAGGCCTATCAATGCATGGACTGCGGGTGTGTCGGGATAAAGAATATCGCCGAAGCAGTTACTATACCTGAATCGGATATCATCCGATGCGATCAGTGTGGCAGTTGGATGTTTGTTACCGTGGCCTGTCACACGTGCGCCTTAGTTAAGGAGAAGTAATGCCTACAGGTAGACGCAATTCAGGTGGAGACGATTACTACACATCGCAATGGATATTTAACGGGCTTGGTCTAGAGTTTGATTTAGACCCGTGCTCGCCCATAGTCGGCGGTGTTGTACCGGCTAAGACCAAGTATAACATTGAGGATGATGGCCTATCGAAAGACTGGTTTGGCCTAGTCTGGATGAACCCACCCTATTCAAAGCCAACACCGTGGGTAGATAGGTTCCTAGCTCATTCCAATGGTGTGGCCTTGGTGCCCTTTACCAACGGTAGGTGGTGGTTTAACCTATGGAACCACGCCGATGCCATTATGCCTATTGCCTATAATCACAAGTTTGATCGGGCCGATGGTAGCCGTAAGACCATTACGTTTAACACCGCTCTTTACGGTATAGGCGAGATAGCTGTGCAGGCTATTCATAGATTTAAGTTACATAGGATACGATGAAGTTACTCGACCTATTTTGTGGCGTTGGTGGTGCCTCTGTTGGTTATGCTGAAGCCGGCTTTGAAGTGCACGGTGTTGACCTAAAACACGGCAAGAGATATCCGTTTCCCTATATTCGTGCCGATGTATTAGAAATACTTAAGGATGACGAGTATCTTGATCAATACGATGTAATTCATGCTAGTCCACCCTGCCAGACGCACAGCATCACCCAACACTTACGCAACGCTCAGGGTAAATCAACAAGCAAAATAGATCTTATTCCAGAAACTAGAGCAGCGCTGATAGCATCCGGTAAGCCTTATATTATAGAGAATGTACCGGGTAGTCCATTAATAGATCCTATTCAGCTATGTGGCTCCTCGTTTGGCTTACGAGTACGCCGGCACAGATTGTTTGAAAGTAATATGGATCTTGTTGGATCTAAGTGTGATCATAAATTACAGGGTAGGCCAATAGGCGTGTATGGGTCACTAAATGACCAAATACCTAATGGTGGTAAGACTGCAACAACCATAGATGAAGGCCGTGATGCCATGGGTATATCGTGGGCATTATGGGGTGAGTTAGTTGAAGCTATACCACCGGCCTATACTCAGTAC